GCAAAGAAGAAAAAAGCCCCGATTAAGGGGCTTTTTTGTGACTTCGTACTCTTTAAAGTACCAATCCAGGTTGGATCAGTAAAATTTGAGCGTGCTCGAATCTATACCAACCTTCGACAGATAGTCAGCTGCGTTACCGAAGCTGTTTGCTGTGTTAGTAAGTTCCAAGTATCCATAACGTGTCATGAACGAAACGACAGGCTCGAAAGTCTGTGGATCCATAACTGGACCAACGCTCATCAATGGAATGTATGGGCAGTAGTAAGCTGCGGCGTCAGTTTCTGTAGGGCCCTTGTAGCCGATAAGAACTGGGTCACCATCACTTGCGTACTGGTTAACATAGACGCGCATTGTGCTGTTCAATGTACCAACAAACTTTGTATTTGTAGGTGCTTCGAATGTGCCTTCAGTTGTTCTTGCGAACGATGAAGTTGTAGCTGTCTGAAGAATTGTTAACGCTGTTGGCGAAACAACACACCAGTTAGCTGCACCACGACGTGTACGTGCTGCGATCAAGTTAGCTTGTTGGTTGATCATAACTGCTAGAGCAGCCATTTCGTCACCAACATATGTAGCTGTACCTGATACTGCTGCTTGGTTGAATGTAGTTGGAGCGACTGGTACCAAGCTTGATAGCTTGAATAACATTTCTTGGTCGATTTCAACTGTGATTTCTTGTGCAAGTGCTTGCATGATTTCTGCTTCGATGTCGATACCATGGATAGCATTAGCATCTTGTGCAGCTTCAAAAGTCCAACGAGCTGACAACTTACGTGTCTTAGCTTCGACGGTTTCTTTCAAGATCTGGATAGATAGCTTGTTACCTGGTACGCCTTCTAGACGTGCTGTTGATGCTGCGCCTGGATTTGCAACAACTTCGTTACCCGAATATGCCTTAGCAATTTCGAATGGTCCAAGTGCTTCTGTACCAGCTGTAACTCCAGCGGCTGTGTTAGCATAACGAACACGCAATGTGTGAATTTGACCTACTGGACCGGTCATTGGCTGTACGCCCATGATTTCGTTCGCAATAACAGTCGGCATAACACGACGAATAAGTGGTAGCATTACCTTGTTTAATACAGCGATGTTACCTGATTGGGTTGCACCTGCGGTTGCCGATTCTGCCAAGTATCTACGAGTGTTTTCAAACACTACGTCCATTGCTTGACGACGGGTTCCCGAAAGGCCTTCTAAAAGGGCTTCTTTTGTAGCGCCCCAGTTTGATTCAAATAGCTTTGTTGCCATTATAAGTTTCTCCTAGATTACTTTCTAATTCCGGCTAAGGACAATATTTTTCTTAAGTCTGACGAATCGTCTGATTCTTCAGTTTGAGCGACCCTCGCTCTATTACCTGTATTGGCTGACAATGTTGCCTCGTTCAACTGTGGCTTTGCAGCTACAGGTTTACGTTCAATGGCCTCATTTAGAACGCTTGGCAAATACTTGTTGTATTGTCCTTGCAAATTCTTTGTCTGAACCGATTCTAGTAATTCTTTCATTACAGCTTTCTTGTCCTTAGACAATGGTGCTAGTAACTCGCTCATAACTTTTTGTCTTTCGACTAAGTCTTGTGTCGAACGCAATTTGCTATCAAGTCCTTCCATGAGCGACTTATTCTTCTTAACTGATTCGCTAAGTGTTGTAAGTTGAACATTCTTTGACTCTAGAACCTTTTGCATCTTCTTCAATTCTGTACCTTCATTTAGGTACGAAGTCATGAATTCAGCTGCGACGCTTTCAAAAATCTTGCGACCGAAATCATTCTCACGGGCGATACGAATATCATCCTTGAATTGTCCGATTTCATTACGCAGAGTCTTTTCAATGTTAGACTCGATAATCTGGGCAGCACGCTTAATAAACTGTGCCTTTGTTTCTTGTAGCTTCTGCTTACCTTCGGTAACCATCTTGACTTTCTGTTCTACAAGTGACTTCTTGTCTGAGCGGAACTCGCGAATTTCTTCGGCAAGTTGCTTCAACAGAAAGTTTTCTAGCTTTCCAAAGTTTTCCTTCATTGCCTTCTTCTCGGCATAGAATTCTTTCATTTCTTTTGCTACGGCTTCTGTGATGAATTTGTTTAACATTCCTGTATGTTCGACCAGCTTGCTTTTGTAAGCAATACGTTCGGTGACAAGTTTTCTCTTGTCTTCGGCGAATTCTTCGAGTTCAACGCGGACTTTATCAGTTAAGAAACGATCCATAGATTCTACTAGAACACCCTTGTCGTGTTCGAACTTACGTGCAAATTCCTCGCGGAGTACGGCAGCAACTTCTTCACGGGCTTCGGTTAATCTAGATTCCCATAATCCAACGATCTGGCTTCTGGTTTCTTCGGATAGTCCAACGCTTTCGCTCAAGATCTCATCAATTTTCTTTGCCATCTTGAGTTCCCCTTAAATTTTTAACTCTTTCATAAATCTTGAAAGATCCTTAACAAGTTGTTTCTGTGCAGCGGCTTCTGTCAATGCAGACCTTGCGGTATCCATGACGTTATGACCGCCCCTCATGTTATAAAGACTTTCGTATATCGTTCTCGGAAATGCGTTAGGAGCACTAGGTTGTGCAACAATGTCAACAGTAACAATTTCAAAATCTGAAACTGCACCATCATCACCAACATTTCCAGAACCACGGGATGAAACACCCAACTTTGCGCCCGATAGTAGCAATGTTTTTACAATGCCACCCATCGGAGTTGGAACTATTTTCAACTTACCGTATCCATCTGCACCTTCCATCCACATTTCTGTAATGAGGTGACTTACGCGATCAAGATTAATAGACAACTCTTCCGGATGGTCGAGTTCGCCCATAACTGATTGACCGCCACTTAGTTTTTCAGTAATAGAGTTAACAGCTCTGGAAATTTCACGAACAGGATAAACACGTTGGTTTTGGTTTCTTACGTCACCCTGAATAAAGATCCCTTTCATGCAGAGATCCTTACCACCTTGTTTATTATCTTCTTCGAGAAGTTGAACGTGTGCCTTGTCAAAAGACAGGAACTCGTACAGTTTATTTGCCATCGCCATTTTCGTTCCTTAAGCTGGCTTCTTGGTTAGAGGAGACTTAGTAAATCCCGGACCTGCAACCTTACCACCGGTGTACTTGGCTGTTGTGTCAGCTTTGATACTAGAGTTCTTTGGATTGACATTTACATTATCTGTAGGTGTCTTATCGGCTGCCGAATCTCCATTCCATTTACCGTATTCGCCACCAGTACCACCGTTTCCGCCGATCTTAGTTGGCTTTCCACCGTAGTCCTTACGTGCAGGAATGTTTGTATATGGAGACTTGTTTTGTTCAGCACCAAGTGTCATACCCTTACCAGTTCCAACAAGCTTCGCTGTACCGCGTTGGCCTGTGTCAGCTGTGGTATTCAAAAACTTGGTTTCTTCGTCCATCTTCTTTTCGCCCTTTTTCTTGAGCTCGCCCTTCTTAGCTTCAGCTGCTTTTTCGAGCTTTGCTTTCTTTGACTTTTCAAACATGGTTGCTACAACTTCGCCTACTACTTTTTCTTCTGCTCCACCACCGAAGTCAGGCATTCCACCTTCGTCACCCATTTCGTCGCCGACTGGTTCAACATCTGGATCCATACCATCTAGATCTGCATGTTGTGGTTCTTGCATTTCTTCACCCATTAGTGCGTCGAATTCTGCACGCAATTCAGCAAGTTGAGATTCTAGATCTTCAACGCGCTCTTCTGTGCTACCTTCGCCCATACCATCTTCTTCACCATCGTCGCTACCGAATTCACCATCGTCGGTGCCTTCTGCATCGTCGCTATCTGTATCACTCTCGCCGGCTTCGCCGTCGTTGAGTTCATCAGCATCTACTTCATCTTTATCTGACGAAATATCGTCTGTGAAATCTTTATTTGGTTCGCCACCTACTTCATCGGATTCATCAAGCTCATCTTTCTTTTCATCATCTTCTTCTTCGACAATGCTTTCATAGATTACACGAGCTTTTTCTACAATGATTTGGTGGAGTAGTTCAGCGGCTTGGTCCGAATCTTCGCTTAATAGCAGATCCAGTACCTTTTCAAGCTTTTGTTGTTGTGACATGCCTAATCTCTCCTTGATTCGTTAAAGTTCCAAAATTCCACATTAAGTGGTATTCTAGGTATTTACACAAAGGAGAGATATAGTGGGAGATATGGCTATAAAAGAGGCCATTTTATAAAATGTATTGCGTAGAGTTATTTAGTCTCGGTGAGCTCGAGATAAAAAACTACTTTATAGGCCGCCTGGCATTCCGCCAGCTTCTTCGGGAGCCTGCCCATACATATCGGGGAGAAAGTTTAGATGCTGTGCTTTTTCATATTTCTCAGCGTCACGAGATTTTCTTAGCTTCTGTATATGAAGCATAGTTAGACGTGGACGTCTAGTATCGTCCATGTGAGCTTTATCCAATTCATCATCAGCTGGGTCATAATACTCGACAAGAAGATCACGTGCTTTCATTTTAGTATTTATCTTTTACAAATACAAATTGATCTTCATAATTACTACTTTCATCATCGGCACCTGCAAATCTATAACCCGGTATTTTAATTCTTCTAGATAATCGTTGATATAGTCTAGATCTATTACCTTCGTTCTTATCAGATGTGAATGTAATCACATCTGGAGAATGTTTCTGAATTAAATCCCTTATACAATCTATAATAAAGGCAAATACCTGCATCTCATTGCCAGAACCTGTTTTTTCATAATCTGCTGTGCCGCCGTTATCTTCATAAAAGTCAATAGACCATACATCACGATAACCTTCATCAGGATGGGATTCTTGTGATCGACTAGCATGAAATATAATTTTTCTATTGCCAATAATACCCGATATAACATATTGATGAGGTGTTGATTTTACTAATTCTTTAGGAATTATACTATCAAAACTCTCATCAATAATATCTTTTATTTTCATTGCTGACCGAAACTATCAACTTCGTTATCTGAAACATCCGCGTCGGCGCCTGTATCTGCTGCGCCAGGAAGTTCTTCATCCGGTGCCATATCGTCAATACCAGAGCTTGTGATGCCCACATCAGATAATCCCGATGGTGCGGAACCGCCACCTTGCTGTTCAGGAGCAAATGTCTTAGTTAGACGACTGCGTTCTTCCTTCCACATACGTTCATTTTCTGCAAGTTCAGCCTCTGTCCACCCCAAATAACGCTTTAAGATGAATCGTTTCGAAACAAAGGAAATGTCAGTTAGAGCCGTAAAGGTATTAATCTTTGCAGAATCTAGTTCTAGCTGACGATATTCAGAGAATGATTGTGCAGGTGTGAATTCTAATTCAAATAGGCTATTGTCAATTGTGACCCCGCGACGCTTCAGGAATAACTTAAATTCCATATCGATGGGTTCAATAATCTGTTGCTGATAACGTGTTACAACTTTAGCAAATCTAAATTCCTGAATGAATGCAGTACCTACACGACCATCACTAACTGCGGCTGTACCATCCTCCGGACCTGTCGGCAAGTACGAACTCGGCACGCCGAGAGCACGAAGCATTTTATTATTGAAATAACGCAAGTCATCGATATCACCAAGGTTTTCTCCACCTGGGAGAACTTCAACCTTTGATCCGCGACCTTCACTTGTTACAGCGAAGAAGTAGTCTTCCAAGATAGACATAGGATTATATGTAGAATCAACTACATTAGCGCCGCCGCCAGTTCTACTTGGAACCCGCTTTTGTTGCACTTCGTAACGAACACGTTCCAAATACTGTTGCGCCTTATTAGGAGGCA